AGAGGAGAAAGAATTAAAAGTTACTGGGTATCATGGTAAAGGACATGAGACTGTTACTGCTGATATAGCAATAGCAAAAGATTCTGGTTTCAAATGGAATAATACTACAGGAACTTTTGAATTAGTTGCTGATGTTCAGACATGGGATATGAATATTCCTATCACCAGGTTTCTTGATAAACTTACACAACAGTATGCGAGGATGATGGTACACAATACTGTCAAGGAGATGGATGGATTTGAGATACAGGAGGAGTGGGAGATGGATAATAATAGCATAGAGATAACAGTGACTAGGTGGGACTAAATAGGGCATAGACATATGAAAATTATGAAATGGTTGAAGAAGGAGTTTATGAAAACCCCTGGTTATATGAGGGTAAACCTTTCACTTCTGACGATATTGGCGATTTCTTCGGTTTCGTCTACCGCATTACTAATATCCAGTCGGGTAAACAATATATCGGAAGAAAGTATTTCCAACAAAAACGTAAGCCTAGAGGTGGTAAGAGACGGGTTACGTCTGAGAGTGACTGGAAAAAATACTATGGAAGCTCTGACGAGCTTAGTGCAGATAGAAAGTTACTTGGAAACTCAGCGTTCAAACGAGAGATCTTATCCCTCCATACCAGACTCGGAGATGTAAACTTTGAAGAGACTAAACAACTGTTTCTTCACAATGTCCTAACAGAAACTCTTGACGGAAAAACACCTCTATATTACAATAGTAATATCTTAGGACGCTACATGCGTAAAGATTATTTTAAACCTGAACAATGAAAATCTTTTTAGACACTGCTGATTGCCAACAGATTCAAAAGCATTTTGCTTCTGGATTGATTGATGGTGTTACAACCAATCCTACTCTTATCATGAAGAGTCATAGGAAACCTGATGATGTCTATCAAGAACTCAAGGATATGGGTTTGACTGACATTAGTATGGAAGTAGTTGCGGATAGTGTTCTTGCTACGGTTAAGGAAGCTCATCGTCTTCATGAAAAGTTTGGTGAAGTGACAACTATCAAAGTACCTTGTACACCTGATGGTTTACAAGCATGTCATGACCTTGCTAAGGAAGGTATCAAAGTAAATGTAACTCTTATCTTCTCACAGGTACAAGCAATACTTGCTGCTAAAGCAGGTGCTGCATATGTATCACCATTTGTAGGTAGAGTAGATGACAATTCATTTGGTGGTCTATGTCTGGTAAAAGATATTGCTAAGGTATTCCGTGAGCATATGGTAAGAACTGAAGTTCTAGCAGCATCTATTAGAGGTGCTAGAGATGTTGGTAGAGCATTTGAATATGGTTCAGATATTGTTACGATGCCTGTAGGTGTCTTTGAAAAATGTTATAAACATATCCTCACAGATAAAGGTTTGGAATTATTTGATTCAGATTGGCAAGCCGTTCAAGCATTAAACAATGAGAATTCATCTCTGGTATAGTACAGATCTAAAAGTGTGGCGTTGGTGCGTCACAGATCGTAGGCCTTATGTTTTACCTGATAGGCAGGAAACTGGTGAGGCCAAAGAATTAGATGATGCAATGGATGCTATTAAAAAGATATCAAAAAAATGGATAGGAAAAGAAGAACCCAACGCAGGTTGGTTTGGAGCTTAGAAAAATGGTAAAAGTAAGATGCCGTGTATGCGGTAAAGAGGTGGAAGGTCATTCTCACCAGACAAGATGCTGTGGTTGTAGTAATATGACCACAGTAACAGGAGATAGTATCAGTGCTCGTGATATGTCAAAGGTGATGATCGTGTCTCATGGACATTCCGCAAAGAAAAAGGATGGTCTTACTTCTCAAGACTTGGAGTGGCAAGAGCAGAGGAGGAAGAGAAAAGTTAAGAAACTTAACTTTGAGGTGCGATAATCTAAAGAGGACATTAAGAATATACATAATAATACAAGACTATGTTATAGTATCCTCACATACCACCGTAAAACTATGATTAATCTAGACGAGCGATACCTTTCTTACTTAGATGGTAGTAAGAAAATGAGAATCGATGGTATAGAAGAAAAGGTTGAGTCTTATGGATGGCACTGTGATGGTAATGATATAAGAGGACACTACGTTACAACAGAGAATTTTAAATTGTTTTATAATATGGAAGGTATATTTACAAAGATGGAAGCTTTAGCAGCATTGAAGGCATAAAAAAATCCCCTCGTGTGAGGGGATTAATTTTTTAATTTTGTTTCATAGTAAGACCTCTTTGCAGATCCGTTTACAAGTGGACTGATCATCTTCACATTCAATCAAACAGGCATAGTAGTCATTGACTTTAACGTCTTCATCAGTAACATATCCTTCTGCATGACTATTCCATCCTGCAAGTTGATTGTAAGACATCATCATAAGTTTTACCTCATTAACCACATACTATATAGCATATTTGTGAGCATTTGACAACATTTTAGTTACATTTCTCAAACGGGTAAATATACTTGTATACTATTACATAGTAAGATGAAAAAGTATTTCGACAAGGTTGTTGAATGGGATAAGAATCTCATCAAAAAGTGTCAAGACAAGTTTGGATTGACAGATTATCAAGTTGTTTGTATCTCCTTTGCTAAGGGATTTGTAATCGGTGCAATCTTACTCTGAGATAGTTTGGTCGGTCAACATAATGATCGCCATTCTTTTAATAGCAGTTGCTATTGTAATTTACTGGGTTTTTAAATACGATGATTGGAATCCTAATCCCATTATTACTGATGACGAGCCCAGCGAAAGCGTGGGAGGTGGAGAAACAACAACCCTATGAGGGTATGTTGCCCGACAATTCTCATATACTTAATACTTGGATGCAAGAGATGAGGAATTGGGAATTGGAGCAGTCTCTTAACGATCCTGAATTTGATATAAATAATGCACTTGCGGATTATTTCAATGGGAGCGATGGTTCCACCGAGCAGGAAGAGCTGCTACAACTTCAGAGTAACAAAGATTGATAAGGTGTTAGATGGCGATACTATCGATGTTACTATTGACCTCGGTTTTGATTTATACAAGAAAGAAAGAGTTAGAATTGCAGGAGTTGATACGCCAGAGAAAAGAACAAGAGACTTGGAAGAGAAGGCATTGGGAATAGATGCTACTAACTGGTTGAAGAAAAAATTAGAAGATACTATTGCAGGTGAAGGTGATGAACTCTCTATTAGAACAGAACTTGTGGGTGGCACTGGGAAGTACGGTAGGCTTCTTGGGTGGTTATATATTAACGAGGATGTTATTTCCTTAAATGAACAGATGATTACGGAGGGTTATGCTTGGGCATATGATGGCGGCACTAAACAGAAAAATTTTGAAAGCCTACGTGAAATTAGGCGTTCGTTTGGGTCATTGGTCGAGTCTTGATCAAGTCTACATAGATTCAAATGGCGAAACAGGAAGGCGTGTATACGCTGACTGGATTATACCAACAGAGGAATACGAAAACACATGAAAAATTTACCAATTCCACTACTCACATTCTTAGCAGCACAAGTAGGTGCAGCAGTTTGGTGGGGTGCTCAAATAGATGCCAAGGTATCACTTGTTGAAGAGAATAGGAGATACATCCAAGAGGTTGTTATTCCATCCTATGAGATTAGTGACAACTGGGATAACCCACACTATAACAACTGGTTAAAAGCAGGAGGTTGGAAGGATAAGTAATGACACAATCCCTCAAGTGGGTCTTTAGACTTATCTTTGTTGTGGTTGGATTTGAATTAGTAATAGTTTCTTCTACTATTGCTGGTTGCTTTATGACTGATAAGTGTAATGACGAAGACACTCAAGCAATTAAAGATACCATGAATGGTTTAGCAACCAAAGCATTTGCATTATATGCTGCAGAGAAAGCAGGACAGGTAGCAAATGAAAAGAAGAATATATGTCCTAAATGTGGTGAAGAATGATTGAAGAAAGAAATGAACTTATTGCCTTACTGAAAGAGAAATCTTACCGTAAGGGTGAATTTATGCTGTCCTCTGGTAAGAAGAGTGAGCATTATGTAAATTGTAAACCAGTAACACTACAGTCTGATGCTTTACTCTTCATCAGTTGGTGTATACTTGAGTGTATAGAAGATGATACTGTAGCAGTAGGAGGCCTCACCTTAGGAGCAGATCCTTTGGTAAGTGGTGTTGCTATGGCATCTGCTATTGTTGATGATAAACCATCAGTGGATGGTCTTATTGTAAGAAAGGAACCGAAAGGACATGGTACAGGAGCATGGATTGAAGGACCACTACCTCCTAAAGGTTCTAAAGTAACTGTACTAGAGGATGTTATCACTACAGGAGGTTCGGCAATCAAGGCAGCAGAAAAGTTGCGTGATGCTGGATATATAGTTGATAGAGTGGTGGCAATTGTGGATAGACAGGAGGGTAAGGAAGCATATGATGCATTAGAAAAGGCTGGATTGGATGTAGTAAGTCTATTTTTACTAGAAGAAATTATTAAGTATAATTCCTCTTGACAGGAATCCATACTTATCCTAAACTAACTACGTTCACCTTAGACAAATGACACGTTCGCTTGTAGACAAATTCCATAAGCACATACCACTGTTAGAACAAACTGTAAGAAGGGAGTGTGATTTGGATCATTCAAATCCAAAACTATACAGAAAGGTATACCGTTATTTTAAAGGACAAGGAGTTGAATTTTATGGCAACCCCGACGATGATTATGAGTTAATCGTTGAGGAACTACAAACCGCACTAAACCGAAACAAATGAATGTTATTATGGAACGGTTCCCATACCGTTATGTTGAGTCAGGTACACTAAAAAATGGTAGACCTGATTTCCGTATCCAGAAGATGGATAACTGGACAAATAGATACAAAGACATGTATCTTTGTGACAATGGAATGCAGTTAACTCAAGCTATTGAGGACTTTGAGTATACAAAATGGTTAGATCCTGCAGGTATCCCTGCCTACAGGAAAAATAACTAAATAGCAAAAGCACACTTATTTGAAAAATGGCAACTAAAGGAAAGGCAGCAAAGTCTGCAACAGGTGCTTCGATGTCAAAATATGATGTTGAAGTAGAGGCTAGACTTCAAGCACTTGAATCAGCAGTAGCTGAACTACAAGCACATTCTCATGATGCACCAGCAACAACAGCAGTTGCAACAGGTGATGACCATGACAAACTTGTTGAAGTTGAAGCAGCATTAAACAAAGTTAGAGGAGTACTAGGAGTATAATGACTTGCACTGCGTTAGTATTGGGAGCAGGTGGATTCATCGGTTCCCATATGGTTCGCCGTCTCAAGAAGGAAGGTTACTGGGTGCGTGGGGTAGACCTCAAGCGTCCAGAATTTTCTGCTACTGAGGCAGACGAATTTATTCAAGGTGATTTAACAGATCCTCTCTTTGTTGAGAAGATACTTCGTTATACAGGTAAGACTGGAAACTTCTATAAACAAGACGTTCCTAGTAAATATTGGCATCCATTTCATGAGATATATCAGTTTGCTGCTGATATGGGTGGAGCAGGATTTATATTTACAGGTGAGAATGATTCAGAGATAGTTCATAACTCTGCTAGTATTAACTTAAATGTTCTACATGAACAGAAAAAGTTAAATGACTTGGTTGATCGTAATTATACTAAGATCTTCTATAGTAGTTCAGCATGTATGTATCCTGCATTCCATCAGGAGAGTACAGATGATCCTAAACTACCAGAGGATATAGCATATCCAGCACAACCTGATTCCGAATATGGATGGGAAAAACTATTCAGTGAGAGGTTATATCTCACTTACAATCGTAATCATGGTATCCCTGTTAGGGTTGCTCGTTACCACAACATCTTCGGACCAGAAGGAACTTGGAAAGGAGGAAGAGAAAAAGCTCCTGCTGCAATCTGTAGAAAGGTTTCAGAAGCGGAGACAGGTGGACCTGTCGATGTGTGGGGAGATGGCTTACAAACTCGTTCCTTCTTGTATATCGACGAATGCATTGAAGCAACTAGAAGATTGATGAAGGGAGACTTCATGGGGCCAGTTAACATTGGTTCTGAGGAGATGGTAACCATTGATGAATTAGTTAACATTGCTTCTAAGGTATCTGGTAAGAGTGTTGAGAAGGTTCACATCACTGACTCCAATGCTGTTGGTGTTCGTGGTAGAAACTCATGCAACGATCTTATTAGAGAGAAACTTGGATGGGATTATGAACAAACACTTGAAGAGGGTATCCGCAAGACATACGAATGGATTGTAGAACAGAACCCTAAAGCAACTGCCCATGAAAAATTTGAGGATGCATTAGATTATGAAGAAAATTACATCCAAGGTTGAACCAGGTAAACTTCTCCATATCATTAATCGTTTTGATGAGATAGAAGGGAGAACAGACGTTGCTCCTGCAGACCAATTCATACAACTTGCTACATTGAGGATGGAAAAGGGTAAAACCTTCCGTCCTCATAAGCATATATGGAAACCTTGTCCTAGTCCTCAGGTAATTGCTCAAGAATCTTGGGTTGTTATTCAGGGTTCTGTTAAGATTTTTATGTATGATTTGGATGATACTCTTATTGGTACAGAAGTTATCAATCAAGGTGATTGTTCAATGACCTTTGAAGGTGGTCATACGTATGAAATACTAGAAGAAAATACTGTTGTGTATGAGTACAAAACAGGACCATATCAAGGAGTAGAAAACGATAAGGTTTTCTTGGAGGTGGGTGATGTCAGTTAAGTTACCTGCATGGTTAAGGAAAGAAATTAAAGCAATAGTTGTAGAGGCTTTACGAGAGTGGGAAAATGAGGTAGAATATTTGGGTAGACCAGGATACATCTGGAATTCTGAAATGCGAAAGTGGGAACCTGATGGCAAACAAACTGAAGATTAATCTAGGATGTGGTTGGAGAAACTTCGGCCCTGATTGGATACACATTGATGGTGGAGACTATGATCACTTAGATCATAAGGACATCATCGATTTTCCATATGAGAATGTGGACTTGATTTATGCCTCTCACGTGATAGAATACTTTGATAGGGATGAGATAGTTCCTATTCTTAAGAATTGGAAATCCAAATTAAAGAAGGATGGTATCCTTCGTATTGGTGTTCCTAATTTTGATGCTCTATGTGAAATCTATTTTCGCACAGGTGATATTAAAAAAATTCTTGGTCCTTTATATGGAAAGATGCCAATGGGTGATGAAACCATTTATCACAAAACAACATACGATGAGAGTTCTTTAACTGAACTTCTTTTAAGTGTTGGATTTGAAGGTGTGAAACCTTGGGATTGGCGTGAGGTAGAGCATGGTAAATACGATGACCACTCTCAAGCATATTATCCTCACATGGATAAGGAGAATGGTATGCCAGTGAGTTTGAATTTGGAGGCCTACAATGGGGTTTGAATTAGTTACTAAACTAGAGGATAAGGTTGCATCATTCTTTGGAGCACCTTATGCCATTGCTACAGACTCTTGCACTCATGCAGTTGAGTTGTGTTTACGTTATGAGGATCCCTATGAGGTAACCTTTCCAACTCATACCTATCCATCTATTCCTTTTTTAGGACATAAGTTGGGATTGAGATGGACTTTTAAAGAAGAGGAGTGGGTAGACTATTACCAGATTGGTAATACAAATGTCTATGATGCTGCTGTTCTGTGGAAGATGGGTGGTTACATACCTAGCACACATATGTGCCTTAGTTTTCAATTCCAGAAGCATCTTAAGATAGGTAGGGGTGGTATGATCCTTACTGATAATAAAGAAGCATTTGAAATAATGTCAGAAATGGTATATGATGGTAGAAATAGTAGAGACATTCCTTGGAGGGAACAAAACATCAAAACAATTGGGTATCATTATTACATGACACCTGAAGCTGCACAGACTGGATTGGATCAGTTTGAAAAAGCAGTCGTGACAGAACCAAAAATTTGGACTGATCGTGACTACCCTGACCTTAGAACTATGGATGTATTCAAATGACTTTATCAACACCAGTAGAAGACTCTCTAAGAGAGGCACAATCAAATTTACGTAATGCATTAGCATATGCAGCACGTACTGAATCACCTTACACTAGTAAGCATATTGCTGAAATGCTATCTAAGATTGAAGCAATCATTGATGCAGAAGAGTTTCTTACTAAGATAGAATCTGATGACTAAGAGAGCTCTTATCACTGGTATCAGTGGTCAAGATGGAAGTTATCTCTCTGAGTATCTTATCAGTCTTGGTTATGAGGTTCATGGTATTCTTCGTCGTCACTCTGTAGCAGAGAATCAAGACGCAAGGATACGAGAACTGGATGTTATCACTCACTATGGTGATTTAACTGATGAACTATCATTAGTTCGTATTCTCCAAGAGAATCAGTTTGATGAGATATATAATCTCGCTGCTATGAGTCATGTTCGTATCAGTACTGACATGCCATCCTTTACTATCAAGACAAACAGTCTTGGAGTATTGAATATGTTAGAACTATGCAGGGTTCTCCAACCAGATGCTAAGTTCTATCAAGCAAGTTCATCTGAGATGTTTGGTAACTCTATAGATGATGATGGATGTCAAAGGATAACTACTCCCATGCATCCTGTTTCACCTTATGGTTGTTCTAAGGTACTGGCGTATAATCTTGTTCGGCACTATCGTGCTGGCTACAATAAACATTACGTCAATGGAATACTCTTTAATCATGAATCACCGAGGCGGGGTTCAAACTTCGTCACCAACAAGGTAGTTAAGACTGCTGTACAGATTCATAAAGGGTTGCGTGATGGACTAGAACTAGGTAACCTTGATTCTAGTAGAGACTGGGGACATTCTAAAGATTATGTGCGTGGTATGCATATGATTATGAATAATGATGAACCTAAGGATTATATTATTTCTACAGGTGACACTCATACAGTTCGTGACTTCTGTAGATATACCTTTGATAAACTTGGTATGAATTACAAAGATTATGTAACTCAGAACCCTAAGTTTATGCGTCCTGAGGAACTTAAGTTCCTTAAGGGAGACTCCACTCCAATCCGTGAGGAATTGGGTTGGGAACCTGAGTATACATTTGATAGTATGCTTGATGAAATGATTGAATTTTGGATGAACAATGTTTAAGAACTCTTCGCATCATGGCCCAACTCAGTTATCACTAGAGACTGAGTTTGAAAAGAAAGTTAGTATTTCCTTTGACACATTGGAGAAGGATTTAGATGCTGACGTAAAGGTTCTAGTGGTGGTTGAACCTCCTTGTGTTCATCCATTTGATGACTTGGTTAGAAAGGGTGCTTCTGAGTTTGATTTGATCCTCACTTATCGTGAGTGGTTAGTAGAAGAACTTGAGAATGCACAACTCTTTAACTGGAGTAACTGTTGGATAAATGATGCTAAGATTGATAAGCGTAATCAACTTAGTTACCTTACTACTAATAAGGGATGGTGTGAAGGACATAAGTTACGTCAGGAGATATGGTATGCATTGGAAGAGTATGATGAGATAAATGACTTTGAAGTATGGAAGAAGAGAACTCCACCATCTATACCTAATAAGAATGTTGCACTAGAGAATGCTAAGTTCACTATTTCACTGGAGAATAGTGAGATTAATAATTATTTCTCAGAGAAGTTATTAGATTGCTTTGAGACTAAGACCATCCCTCTTTATTGGGGTTGTCCTAATGTGGGTGATTACTTTAATATGGATGGTATATTACATTTCCATACCATAGAGGAGATGGAAGATTTGATAAACACTTTGACACCCGAACTATATGATGCTAAACTAGAAGCGGTAGAAGATAACTACCAACGGGGTAAGAAATATCATAATGCCACGGACAGAGTTGCTGAAGAGGTCCGAAAATTTATCTCTAAATAAAACACATTATGATTCATTATGCAACAGGTAGGTAAGCATTGCTGGTGTAGCCCTAAGTCGGGTATTATCCTTGCAGAAAGTACATGGCAGAACGTCCTTGTACCAGACAGTGATTATAAGTTTCTTCAGATGAGGGATCCTTATAATCGTGTTGTTAGTATGTTCCTTAATAAGATTGTAGATATAGATGTAAGACATCTTGCTGATGTTAAAAGAGAGAGATGGGTTCCTTGGATTGATGTACCAGATCCTTATGATGATATTAATTCACGTGCAGAAGTTTATAAGAATTATCTAACACACACTGGTCCTGGATGCTATCGTCTTCCATTGGATCCTAATAAGAATTTGTTAGATTATACATTTAGAGATTTTGTTTTTGATGTACTAGGTAACCTTGATTTATATCAATGGTTTGATCCTCACTTTGCATATCAAACTAAGTTTTTCTTTAGTGGTAATGTGGAGATAACTTTTGATGATGTTGTATTGCTTGAGGATTTACCTGAAGCC